GTAAAGTGATTGATACCACCCCCATTTTCTTCCGAAATTAGATGCAGCGCTAAGTTCATCTCTTTGTTCCCCAAATAATTCAGCATAGCTTTCGATAAGTCCATCCCTAAATTGTAAAAAAAAACAATAGATCCCAATACTGCACTCATAGGCATATCTTTCATCTTTTCTGCACCATCTACACTATATTCTTCTATATTGTACTTATCCCCATATTGATTCACAATAGGTCTATATAATACATTCATAGCTCTATGCATATTTTCCCAATCGCCTATAAACGTATCTAAGTCTATATATTCGCCAAAACTCATATCATCTAACTTAGGTATGAATCCATATTGCGTATCTTTCATCTTAAACATAGTTTGTAGCTTGGGTGTGTTGTTTAGCATCTCAGTCAATATCTGCACTATGCTATTGATATCAGTAGCCCTCATGAGTAAGACGTGATCGCCACGAATCCCACAAAATATCTCAATCATCTTAACAGCTAAAAACTTCTCGTCCTCGTTGTTGTCTTGTATTTTAAGATACTTCTGATATTGCTCTAAAGTTATTTCATTAAGAGATTCAGGGATTTCAATATCTACTTTCATATTTTGTTACTTATATATATAACGTAAAAAAAATTGATTTTGAAACATAAAAAAACCCCCAATAAAGGGGGTTGTAGCTTTTGCCTATCCCTCTTTTCATACAACACCCACAGGGTGGTGTGCTTCTTACTAAGAGGAAAATGCTTCTCTCTATCGTGCTTCTTTCAGTAATCACACGCATTATAGAGTCCGTAACACTTATCGGCTTATCCTATCCCTACCATCTCTCACAGCACGCTGTAAGTCCGTAAGCAGAGAAGATGTGTCTCTAACAGCACGCTGTAAGTCCGTTACATCTTATCGGATTTTCCTATCCTTTAGCTTCTCTCGCAGCACGCTACAAGTCTGTCACTAAGGAAGCGAGTCTCTTACAGCTTACTGCAAGTCCTTGTCGCTTATCGGAATTTCAATTTGTTAAAGAACTTTGAGGTGTTATCCTCATTTGTATAGTACAAATAAACAACTTTTTTTTATTATACACAAATTTTAATAACTTTTTTTTTAATTTTTTTTAATTTTTTTTACCTAATTGCATATTTACCTCTGTTGGGGTTCTGTAATTGATAGCCTACAGAATAGCGAATTGCGTCAATTAAATGGTTGTAAGCATCAATAGGCGTGTTAGATTTGCGCTCTAACCACCTGTAATTGTTAAACTCTTTAATTAGGTTTGTACTATCAGGGCTTACCACAAGGTCATAGTCTTGTAATAAAGATATGCCATAGGTTACACTTCCCTGTCCTTTGATTGATGGCTTTACGTTGCACCCTTTGGCTTTTATCTCGTGCAATAGTCGTACCTCTGCACTATCCCCCACGATAAGCCCATCCTTTGCGTGTTTAAGGTTGAGTTGTGCTATCTGTGAGGTTGTCAGTCGTGGCAGGTAAAAACACTCTTTAAGATAGATTATTTTATTGTCTGTGTCTATGTTTGTTTCTACAAGGGTTGAGGGATCTGCTGCAAAGCCATAGTCCTGCCCCCATACGCTAACACCTTTCTTTTTAAACTCGCCTATTGTCCAATTATCAAATATCACACCCTCAGCTTTACTCATCCATGAGCCAAGCATCTGTTGCTTGTACTTTTCAGGTCTGCGCTTTTGCATATCTTCTATCTGCTCTATGTAGCTTTTAGATAGATTGTCAATGTTATCTAAGTATGTGGTATGTATATAGGTGGTGTTGTCCTTGCGTGTATTACTACCCTCTTGCACACCCTTGTCCTCAAAGAATCGTGTATATACAAAATGCTCTTTGGTTGTAGGATTAAGTATCAGGATAACTCTGTTTTGTTTGCCTTGCTGTCTTACTGAAAGGTCAATCGTGTCAAACTTCTGTTCGTCAGTTAGTTCCTCTGCTTCATCTACTACCCAAGTCGTTATACCTGTAAGTGATTTGAGGTTTGCTGTCTGATCGCCTGAGCTTGTCTTGATACCCCTAAAGATTATCTTGCTGTTTGAGTGTTTGTTTATTATCTCGTCTTTGGTAACGTGGAAATCGCCTATACAATCCATCAGCTCTAACTTCTCAATAAACTCAGGTATGATAGAGATACGAGCAGACGTAAGTGTATATCGTGTGAATAGAATTGTATGCCCTTGCTCGTAAGTAAGTAGAACAAGCATAGCATTAATTGAGAAAGACTTACCTGAACCCCTACCACCTGTAACAACAAAGTATCTACTTTCGTCTGTGGATATTGGCAGGTACTTTTTATGTATGTTAATCGACAAACTTAATTAAGTCCTTAAAGTTTATATTAAGACCCTCAGATGAGTTGATATCCATACTTTCTTTTGGCTTACCATAACGATAGCTTAGATATAGTTGGATTGCCCTCATATCGCCTTTTGCTACGAGTTCCCCTAACTTTGCGAGTGCTGTATCACTATCTATAATCGCATCTAAGCGTTCTACTAATTTAGCTTCGTCTGCTTTAGGTTTTCTACCTGCCCCTTGTCTTGCGCCACCATGCATCTTGAAAAAAGTTGATTATTCAAATATATAACGTATTTTTTTAAAATTTTGTTAGGTGTTCTATTTTATATAATTCTTTGATAGGTACTTTGTAATCATCGCCATAATACTTCCTTTGAGATGGATAGTTACCTATGTCTTTAAAAGGTATGTATCCTGCTATGGTAGCACTATTGCAGTTCTCTATACTTAACATGCGTTCGTTCCTGTCGTATCCGTTAACAAATATAAGAACGCACTTATTGAATCCTTTTCTAATACCTGAGTTATATTGGTCTTGACTGTATAGTAAGTTTAAGTGTTCATATCCTGATTGATCGTACCCACTTGTTTTGATTTCTATTATATCGTTATTAAATTTAAAATCTTTTTCGTATTTAGAAATGTATTCAAGAGATTTGTTTATTTCATCTTCATACTCATACTTTACCTCTTTGCTTTTTAGATACTGATCAAAGATAAGTTCGCCTATCGCACCTATTACTATCATAGACTTACGCATATTTAAGGATAGCTTAAATCTATCGTATTGATACCCTATACTCGCTTCGCTGCGTTCTATGGCTTTGTATATTATATCTTTGGTTATTTTTATTGTCATCTAATTGTTTTTCGTATAGTGCGCAGTCGTTACATTGAAACACGCATCGTGAGTAACTAAAATCATCGTCAAGGCATATAAAATCATTTGTTGCCATTATCCAATAAGCCTATAAGCTCTTTTGTAAATAACTTGTTTACTAAGGCGTGTGCTTTATCTAAATTCTTATCAGACAGATATTTTATTTTCTGTTCTATTGATTTTTGTTTTTCGTATTTGGTCGATAGCTCGTATTGCTTTAATATCTGTTCAAAGCTTTTATTGAGCTTTGGGTTGTATATTCTATACATATTAAAGTTTCTTAACGAGTGCAATACTGTAGCATGGTTCATGGGCTTACCTTTGCTTATATAAAAATCTCGTATCTGAGCTAAGGTCATGTTACTAAAATCATAAAGTATTTTGTTAAACATCGCTCTTGTTTCTACTACGCTTCTTTTTCTGCTTTTATTTAAAACATTAACGCCTGTAAGTT